CGAACGCGGAATTGTTTGCCTTCATCATCAATCAATACAAAACCATATGGAACGTTTGAATTGGCCATTTTGAAATCCTCCCTCCTATAATTAGGATAGAATAGTGTTAATTATCGAAAAATTCTGCAGTAGAGACTTTAGATAATTCAGACTCTTGGACTTTCATGTGACGTCCACCACCAGGCACAGCCTTAGATGTGACGCTACTTAATTGTCTCTTCGATGACTCATTGATCGCATTGCGCTCAACAAGCACAGCTTCCTCTGAAGCATATGAAAGAACTAATTCTCTATTGCGTATTGTGTCGCCGCTACCAAACATATCTCGATTAGATTCAGACAAAGATTGTAAAGCATCTTTGGATAGTTCAGACTTTCTAAGAACACGCCAAATACGGCCCATCTTATCTTCAGTCTGAGTAGCTGCAATCCAACGCAGCTTATGGCCTACAATCTTAAATCCAGGATCGAGTTTATCGGTAGGACGGTAGCTAATAAATTTGAGTGATCCTTTTTGTGAAACTGCGCTCATTTTTGAAATCTCCTTGTAGCTCGACGAGCTGAACCTTCAAATGGTTTGGTCAATTGTGCACGAAACTTTTCAAGCTTTGCGCCTTCAATTCCCATCAACTTAGCAAAACGAATTTGCTGATCATCATCACCGATCTTTGGACCAGTTTGCTGACGACTTTGTTGACCTGTCATGCGGCTTTCTACAGAAGACATTGCAGATTTCGAAGCATTAGATCTAGCAGGAGCATACTCGGCTGCGACAATTTGCGATGCACGAAATAACAGCATGGGATCATTCTTGGTGTATTCCTTTTGCGAAATCATCTCTCGCATCTGGTTTGTTACACGCTTTTGAAAATCTTTATCTGTATTGAGCAACGGAAATTTCTCGTAGGCTTTAGCATCCTGAATGTGCTTCTGAGATTCTTGTCTGATCTCATTCTTCATTCCACTAGCTTGCAATTTCATCCAATTGGCAAATAGTGCTGGGTTTGCTTGGAATGCTGCAGCTTGCTCAGGCGTCAATTGAACATCTTCTTGTTCAGGTTGAACTGAGTTATTAGCTTGGAATTGATTTGCAGATAGCGCCTCAATCTGAGCCTTCAAAGCAGCGACTTCTTCAGCGAGTCTATTCTTATCTTGTGCGTTATTTTCTGTAACGTCACCTATTTCTTGGGTATCTTCCATGATGCCCCTCCCCTAAGTTTAAAAGATTAAACAGTTAAATCAAGCTTTTGATTTGACCTTAATCTTTTTCTTCACAATTGCTTTAGATGCGCCACGTGGGCCAGCTGCTTTCACAGTGTCAACAGCCTCACTAACAGGCACAATGCCTTTTGATTGTTGTGCAACTTGCTCTAATCGGGCTTTTCCGCCTTTGATTGCGCTTGCCATATAATTTCTCCTTAAATGATTGGTTTGCTAAATTCAGAAGTACGCTGAAGCATGCGAACATGCTTTCTAGGTGCTTCTTTTCTTTCATTATAAACGGCTGGATCTAAACTTCCAGTGATGAAGTTGTACAAATCAGACAATGCAGCCAATCGACCTAGCTGATGCTCGAGCTGTTCAAGCTTTGCTTTATTCGGGCTAATGCGATTGATCTCAATGATCTGAATATTTCTAGCTGTATCAATCATTCTCTGAACAAGCTTAATAGATGCTTCTTCTTTGCATCGATAAAGTTCAACAGATAACTGCTGCATCTGAGCGCCAAGCTCTTCAGCATTAAATGATAGCAACTTTTCAGATGATGATATTTTCTTTTTAAATGGCCACATGATTACACCAACGGTCCTGTTGCTTCAGATGGATTATTGCCAACTACTTGGCTCATTTGACCGCCACCTTGTTGACCAATCGCTGCAAATCCTTCTCGCGGTATCTGCATGCCGGATAAATTTGGGTTGCTGCCAGCTTGTTGAGCTTGCAACATTTGCATGTGACGTTGCTTGAGTCTCGCATACGCTGCGAGTGCTTCTTGGTTGAAGAGTCCAAATAAATCTGTCTGCTCGAATTTCGCGTAATCTTCAAGCGATTGCTGATGATTCTCATCCAAAGTAACTGTATCTTCAATCGCTGGATTTGCAAACATGCTGAATGAAAGTCTGTAAATTCTCTCAGCAGGTGTGATGCGCTCAACATAGCCTTGTGGCTTAGTTAGATAATCATCAACGCGACCAAGCTTGTTAACTTTTAGGAAATTCTTGCACAAATTATACATATTCTCAGGAGTCACAACACCAGTTTGCGTGAATGCAGGATTGATAAGAGTCTGCATCATCAGCACTGCTTGTTGTTGTTTCTCTGATTGGCTTTGACCTAATACATCAACTGAAATCTTGAAGTCATACTCGCCTTTAAGATCTTCACGATTAACTTTGCCAAAGATTGGCTCACCACGATCACCCGTTACGCGATAATACAATTCATCAGGCATACGCTCTCTGCATAATCGAAACAAAAATTGCAGAGTACGATCAATACAACGAGCCAATCTATCAAAATGGATCTCAAGCTGAATGCCAGCTTCTGAAGCCAACAAATTTGATCCTGTAGCATTTCGTAGAGCTCCCACTTTATCAGGTGCACGACCTAATTGAATGTCAGATATAGCAAGCAAGCCTTCAGCTTTAGATTCCATTGCCATCTCTTCTTGATAGCCAAAGCCTTGCAAGAATGGGAATTGGAATACTTTAATGTCATTTACGTCATCAACTGGAATGCCTTGGCCAGGCTTCACACGCAAAGATTGTGGCTTAAGTCCTGAACTTTGACGATATGCAAACATCGGCAACGATGCCAATGTACCATTGTCAATTCGCATATTAATAACTGATTCTTGATAGCGTTGCTCTTCATAAATTAATTCAGCAACACCAACACCATTTGAACGATCTGGAAATCCAACAAAGTCGCCTTTAAAGATTGGACGCAATCCACCAGGTGAGATGCGATGCAAATATGTCCAGCCAAGAACTTTGCTAGTTCCTTTATGTACCCACGCAACAATCTCGCGAGGTATCTTACTCAAATCAACTCTGTCATTTAACAAGTCAACTTCAGAATCGACGTATGCTTTTCCATACCACTCATAAACACAATGATACCCATTCTCGAATGCATTGAGCATCATGTCATCACCATCAGCACGCAAACGATCTTGCTTGATGTCATCTGTTTTTTCTTGAGAGTTAAAACGCGTGTCTTTAACTTTGATAGCTTCTTCAACAGCTTCATGATTGAAGAATCCAGATTCAGCTTTTTGCTTCAAGTCTTCATCAGACATGAAAACGCGATTGATGACCCAGGCTGATTCTTGAGGATCTGATTCACCAACAGGCAACACAACATCTTCCCACACAAGACGACGAACTTGTGGAGTTTCAATGACGTCAACTTGTGCTTTTTCACGCTCAACAAGTTTAGTCTCTGTCATTGGAACACCAGTGAAGTTTTCTTTATCGAAAATAATCTTCTCGGTGACTTCAAGAGTGGGGACTACTTCCTCATACTCATGAACTTCACGCTTCCAATGACATTTCAGATATCCAGATCCTTTGAATACAAGATCCCACAAAAACTTATCAAACTCTGCACGAGCCCCAAGCTTGCCATTGCAATAACTTGTCAAAACGAAGTCCATGAACTGTTTTACTTTTTGTTCACGATCTTTAAATGGCTCTTGACGAGCTTCAGCATTGTAGAAGCCAGATGGATTTGAAAACAATTGCCAAAGACGTGCATGAGTTGCTTTGCCATATTTCAAAATCAATTTAGATTTGAAATTAGATGAGTTTTCCCATGGGCCAAAGTTGCCTTCAGATGTTAAATCACGCCATGAATTCTCAAAGACTTGATGACGACTCAGATAAGTTTGTCGTTGATCGTTTGCATGTTGCCAACCTTCAATGACAGTTGATGCAATGTATTCTTCATCAATTTTGCCAATTGATAGCGTTTGATCTCGTTTGGAGACTTCTTCTTGATCCAAAATGATTTCCTCCGTAAGTATCTAAGCCATCGATTAGGCTGATGATTTCATTGCCCTCAGTATCCTTTGGTTTTGAACCAAGCACAAGAGCCACCTGCATGACGGTATCCAATAAATCGTCATTTTTCTTGACAGGTTTATCCTTTAATTCGCCACCATTACGTGATCGAAATCTATCCCATGCCCAATTCTCAATTTCATGGATAAAATCTTCATTAAATCCATCAAATACAAAGAAGTCAGGACGTGTGATCTCATTGCGTTTCTTAATATGAAGCCATTGTTTTAAAATATCGATCTTGTGAGCAACGTTTTTCGGACACACTTCAACTCGTGGGCCGCCTGCACCTTTAGGACCAATCATGTTTTCTAATTCTTCGCGAACCGAGATTCGACGTGCTGTTGGATCAGTATTGGATTTTTGCCACAATGGCACCGATGATGCGTTATCAATAAACGTGCGAACTATGCGAGCTTGCAATCCATCTTTAATTGGCAATTCACCACGTGCATAAATAATTTGATTGGCTATCTCATCTATTACGCCATCAGCGTAGATGGATTTCAGCAAAATTTTTGCGCCATTTGGAGCTATTGCCATCCAACTGACAGCCCATTTCTTATTTGGATGTGGGTCAATCGATTCATAGATTGGCCATTGAACTGGAATGTCGAATTTATCAATTACATGTTTTGAGCGATCCCAATCTTTAAAGATTAGTCCCGAAATTTGTACAAAATCACCATCTACGCGAGCAGCTTTTTCCTCTTCAGTAAACTGACTAGCAAATTCTTCAAGGCGCTGCATACCAAGCTTCTCATCACCTTCACCAATATTTTTTGCATTGATGTTGCGTTTGAATTTCACATAATCTCGTAGAGGATCATCGTGATTTTTCATCTGTTGGAAAATTTCATATAACCAAGGTGACATCAAAGGCGTGCCTGTCATATACATACGCCCACCACGGTCAACGCATGAACGCCAAAGCGCCTTCCATATCCATGCAGGTGGTGGCTCGTCGAACCAAACTACATCATAGTCAGAGCCTTCAAATACCATCTGATCCTGATCCCATGAAAAAAAATCAGTCGTTGATCCACTAGTCCAGAAAATGCGTTTCATAGCGCCACCTTGATGGCGATCAATTTTGCGTATGGAATTAGTTGGCGACCACTCTTTTATTTTTGGCTCTAAGATTTGCTTGTTGTGATTTTCGAAGTCCGGCCCGACGATTGCTGTCTTGAGTGGAACTTTGTTTTTCTTGTATGGATGCGTGCCAGTTGCACACCAAATATGCTCAACAGCGCCACATGCAGTCTTGCCTTGTCGATTGCCAGCAAACACCATGCAAATTCGTTTGTTGAGACGATGGAATTCTTCTTGGCCAGCGTGCATCGTCTTGGAGTAATCCTCCAATCGTTTTGCTTGACGTGATTTTTTTAAATCCATCACATGCTGAGCAATGGCAAGCAATTCTTCTTGAGATTTTCCTTCAAGATTGCGAAGGCTAAGTTTCGTAGGACTCGTCTTCTCTGTCGTCATCTAATTCGATGCCTTCCTTTTGAAGATCTGCTGATGCTCCATTGATCATTGCCAAGAGAGCTTCTTTTGGTGTGTTGACATCAACGCGCTCAATCTGATGTTTCTGCGCAGGCGAGTGTCCAGCGAGTGCAAGAAGATGCTTGAGCACATCGGCTTTGACTTTATCGGAGCCTTCGCTAAATGCGAGCTTCATAAGCATAATCAGCGACTCAGAGCTGGTATCTTGGATGGCTTGTGTGAGTGTGATCTTCTTATTTACAAGCTTGAGAATTGTAGGCGCTAGACGTTTCATCGCAGCTAGGTCATCCATCGCATCAACGATGTCTTGCTCTTGACGATATGCGTTAATAGATGCCATCTTGCCTGGACCTTTTGGCACGATTCGCTGATCTTGATTATTTTGTCGATCCTTAGCTTTTTTATAAGCTTCGTTTGGATCTTTGGCGATATCAGCCCATTTCTCAATGTCAGACTTCTTGCCGCTCATGGCTTAATGATCTTTTGCTCAATCGCAAGCTGTGTCAGATACACAGTTAGGTCTAGAGCTTCCTCTAAGGCGTCTTGAATCGATGATCGGCCATTGAATGGGTAAAGAGAGCCGCCATATGTAGCTCGTCCTTTGGCATCACGCTCATCAAGCAATTGCTTCACAATCTCAAAGACTGTTTTAGTATTTTTTGGTGGGCTTTTTTTTGACTTTTTCTGTGTTTTTAACAACTTTGGCATTTGATTCCTTCATGGAGCTCTTGTTTTTTGACTTTTTAGGCTTTTTATTCAGCAACTTCGAAAAGTTATCTTTTAAAGCAATCATATATAGCTCCTGCTAAGTATTAATTTAGCATTGTTTGTAAAAACCACAAGTTATGACATTATTTGGATATGAAAGCTGACATGCCGTTTAATGCAATGACCCGAGAAACTCGCGAAAATATCAAAATTGCGCGAGTGAAGATTAAACTCAATGGCTTTGACGTTAAATCAGCACCTCAAGATGGCTTTGTACGCTATGGATATACCGGCAAAGGCTGGATCATGTGGCAAAATATGGAAATATTGGGTGATGGCTGGGCTGACACTAACGTTCAATGGTTTGAGATGGTGGCAAATTTCCTTAATGAGAAACACCCATTGAGGCATATATCCCCACCATTTGTCGATCTTGGATTTGGGGCACCAAAGCCCAACTCACGCCGATTTAATCGCTGGATGAACAATGAGGCGCGTGAAAACGGCTTTGAGGCGGCTGAGCAGAAGATTGAGCGCCTTGACACGATATTGGCTATCAAAAGTAATATTTGACGCTATGAGTCTGCGAAAATGAAATAATTTTAATTTTCGGCAATATTGAACCAACTCAATAATGAGGTAATTTAGAGAAAGCATGCGAGGGCATGCCGATTGTAGACAAGAGTCTAGAGCAGCCTCAATACGACAATCGTTAAAAAAGTACGTATTATTAGAAGCTCTACTATGTCGACGTGACGGGTCAGTAATGAACCTTTACCGGAATATAGGACAGCATGACCTCTACATCGGAAACTGGAGCTGAAAAACGCTAGTAAGACCGACCATCCTCGTAATCGGGGTTGAGGCGTGCAGGATAAAGCCCTGCGCCATAGCGATTACGCGTTTTTTTACTAACTGGTGTTAGTCGTCTAGAGACGTTAAAGCGCAAGTCTGTTGGCTACTAAGCTAACAGACAAGTCCTCCTAGTATCTCAGATCTGGATCAGCAATTTTCGGGCCAACTGATCAGCTTGCTAGTTGAGTCAGATAGCGATCACTGAAACTAGCTAAGACATCCATTTGCTTATTAGATAAGCCATACTTTTGCCATTTTTTGATGGACTCAAATAAATGCCGAGAATTCTCATTCATGCGATTCTTATACATTTCCAATTTTTCAAAAATGTCTTGATCAATTATTTTCTTGTCGGATTTTGGTGCTGAGAAATCGAATTCTAGTTGGACAATTATGCGTTGCATTTTTTCTTCCTTGGATATTTGAAGACAAACAACGCTCTGATAGTTTCGTTCTTGCTCTACAGATCAAAGCGTTGCTGACACTCTGTAGAGTCGGCCTCTGTAAGATGATCCTAAGTTTGTCTTCGAAAACTTGGCTTAAGATCATCCTCTACAGAGGCTTTTTTATTTCTGCGACAGCTTATAAATACAAAATGCAAGCAAGAGCAATAAAAAACTTGCATTTATTTGTATATTAGATTTAATGACTCGATGCCTTAAATGGCGAATAAATCGAAAGGAGATCATTAAAATGGCAAAAAAAGCTACCAAAAAACCTGTTAAAAAAGCAGCAGTT